TATAAACAGGCTTCGTCTTTTGTCGTAAGACTGAACGGAAACCACGAGGCAACCTTTTATGACTCGGTTCTCATCGGCGACGATGAGAAGCCTTTGTTCTCCACGGAACAGATGGCAGTACACATCGTCGATATCCGAGTCGCCGCCGTTTTGGTCTATGGCGCGTTTCAGAATTGACCACACTTGCGGCCACAACGACGGAATCTCGTACGTGGAGACATTGAACAGGCCGTACATTGAGGACATTGAGAACTCAGCTGATGACGGCGTACTTGATGGTTCTATCGACTGTTGCGGTATTGCTATGGTTGATTGTGACTGTCCCATCGCCTGGTGTTCCAAAGTAGACGTTAGTCATCGCACCAGCAGCGTTAGCCGTGGTGGCCTGTAAAGTGATCACCGAGTTAATGCCTATCCGTGGATCGGATAGCGTTGTCGTGGCTGAATTCGCTGTCAGAGTCACCGAACCTGTGTTGTTCAGTTTCCCTTGAAGGATATTGTTTATTCCCCTGACGATTCTTGAGGTATGGTCTTTTATGTCTGTCCACTGAACTGGCAGTGGATTAGTTGAAAGACTCATGCTTTTGCTTCTTGCTTCTTAACCAATAGCTTTACCAGCCTTCTTAGTCCACGAAATGGGTCTCGATATCTTTTCCCGCATTTCTTGCAAACAAGGCCACTAAGAAGCACGTTGCATTTTCTGCATGAGAACGTCACCGAGAACCTACCGATGACACCTTGTCGTCAGGGATCAGCACACCTTGGGCGTCGTTGAAACTTCCGGTGTTGTTCACTCTGACTCGGTGATAGCGAGAGTTCGAACGAACAGGGCAAACACCGGAACTGTTCTCAGTCGATGCCGAGCCCCACGAGACTGTTGCGGCTTGCGTCTCTCTCGTGCCCATCTGGACGGTGTGAGTTCCTCCATCCACTAAAGGAACAGCTTCGATTATTTCCGCTCTCTGTCCTTCAATCGCCTGAAATTCTCCGGTCTCGAACGTCGCGTCCATAGCCGTACCGGTGAAGTACGAAAGTCTGTGTGATGTGTCAAAACCTGCTAATTGTAATTTCCCACCCATCCACACTTTCGAATCCAGTGAGAACGGAAGCGTGTCTAAGTTGGGATACAAAGCGTCCAGCCCATCTAATGTCACACCTACCGACATCGCCCGGAATATCAACTCATGGTCGAATTCAGCAAAACACCACTTTTGTGTCGCCCAGTTGTACAGCAAGACTTTATTCGGCGTTCCGTCTGCACTTCCTGATCCTGGGTAGGACCACATGATTACTTTGTCGTTTGGGATCGCGGCAGCGGTAACACGAAAAAGATAGTCGTCATTCAAATCGGCAAGAAATGTCTTATCTACTTTCCCAACCCCTATCGGAACAGAGGTACCGCCTGAAAAAGCATAGAACCCATCATCCGCCAGGAAGTAAATCACTCCACCCACAGCGATTACCGACCGTGGTGCAAAGGCCCCTCTTGCGTCTTCCAGGATTTGGAAATCGAAAATAACGGGAGAGCCGACGTAGGTCATGCCCCATATAGCTCTTTCCTGAAATACAAACCCTCGTTCTTGGAGTCCGACAATTGACTGTACCCATCCGCCGTTGCCTTGCAGGTCTTGATAATCCGCTTGTGTCGAGGCTGAGACGGTCCAAGAGGTAATCGTGTCTATTCCCGGCCACCTGACCCTGGTGGGGACTTCGCCGTCTACAGCGTCATAGGTGTTCCCTACAACAAGGAAATCTCCAACTACTCCCAAATGTCTTGCCCTGGGTGGGCTGACTGTCAAGTCGGCAAAAGGGTTACTACTGATAGTCACGACCTGCATCGTGTCGTCGAAATTTGTCGCGACGACTTGGTTTCCAAACTTAGCGAATTCCCAATATGAATCCGCGGCAGTAGCATACCCGCCAACTTTCGATATGTCGGTCGAAGTCGTCCCCACCAAGTGATACAGCTTGGAGGCGTTACCAAAATATGTAGAAACAATTCCTACGCTGTTCATTGCTGAGAAGGCACCTCGGCAATAAGCGTCTAACGCTGATCCGTAGTTAGAGAGACTTTCTAACGACTTGTAGCCTTTGACGTGAGGGATGCAGTTTTTAGCACTTCCTTGGCTGCCTAAGGCGGGGAGGTCAGGGGTGTAGTCACCAAATGGAATAATCATCAGTCATGCGGCCGAATAGTGCCGGTTGAGACGAGTCCATCTGTTTTATCTCTCAAACCTTGAAGGGCCTCTAACTCTTCCGCCTTAGCTAGGTCTGCACCATTCACATCTTTCAGAATTCTTTTGCAAACCCACCACCTGGAACGAGCCTCTATCAAGTCTTCGCCTTCCGTAGTGAAGTCGTTTGTGTCTCCCGAGGCGGAAAGATTCGCATAACCTTTTTTACCGTAGATAGTTACGGTGTAGTTCTGATCAGGGACTGGATAGAAATAAAAGTTGTTATCAAAAAAAGCGTACTCTATAGGCGGTCCTTTATGTGACGACCCTGTTGTGGCTTTCTCTCTTAACTCCTGAAAGGTAATTCCCTTAAGCGGATAAATATCGCTGGAGTTTCTCGTTAGCGTTACATTCAGGATAGACATCAAATCGCTTGTCGATGCCGATGCCATCGTTACAACTTCCGTACTGCTGGTAGTAGAGAACGACCAAGACGCTTCGTTGAACCAAAACCACTCCTTCTCGTAATGCTCAATAGAACGGTTGATCGCTTTTTCAATCTGCGTGTTCAGGTCGGCGCGATTGATGTCGTCGGCTATCCTCGATCGCATCTGCTCGAAAGTGCTCATCCTTTACATGCCTTCTTGTGGAACTGAACGCCCCTACCGATATACTTGCCGCATTTGTCGCAGAATCCTTTCTTATGCGCGTCGGCATATTTCCCAAGGTAGCTTTCTGGATGAACCGGCAATAAAAAAGCCGGACTAGCCGGCTTCTGTGATTGCTGAGATAAAATTTGCCTACGCCGCATGTGGCACCGTGAATTTAGGAACGATCTTTCCGTCGTGAACCGTTGCGTGGACCGAATTACTCATAAGAGAAACCCACGGCATAGTAGATTGAGTCATCTTTGACTCGTCTTGCCATTCTTTCGCGTATTCACTTGTTCTTGTCTCTGGGTAGGCCGGAACACCCTGCGTATAGTGAACCAGACTTGCATCAGTCCTTGGCGCGTCATAACCGACCAAGTGATTCCAATATCGCGGCAAGTCTCCAATAGCGTCATCTGGGCACCACTGGATAGCATGTAGCGCCTTCGCCGTTTCAATGTACTCCGGGGTCAACATTTTGTTTGCCGGGTGTCCGCAATTGAAAAGAATGACGGATGCCCATTCGAACTTGTGATCGTTCTTTGAAACCATCACGGCGTATTTTTCATCTTTCAGCTTGAACAACTTAGAAATGTCATCCATCAACAAAATGTCGATATCGAGAAACAGCGCCCACCCTTCGTAATTACACAGGTACGGAACTAAAAAACGAGAGAAAGTAAAAGGTGTAAGTCCTTGACGACTCAAGGGCAGCGTTTTCAGTATCAGCGGAGAAATTGATACTGGTTCTGTCGTGCGACGAATGATGGAACTTTGCAGGACTGTATAAGAGATTGGCTGTCTGTGGTCGTAACCAATCCAAATACTATGCGGCTTCACGCTTGGGCCTCACGATGAAAAGAAGTTTTCTAATTTGTTCTGGTTGGCAAGTAACGACTTCCATGTGCCGCTCCACACAAGAGCGCCAAAACGTGTCTGTTTCCTGAATGATGTGGGCGTTACGACCGTCTGCAAGGAATTTCATCGCCGGCATCAGGTCAACGACGAGAAAGCCTATTTTCTTCATACATCTCGAAATATCTTTCAACACATCGTCCAGGAATTCAGGCTCTACGTGCTCCAAAACATCGCCGCATACAACGAAATCAGCAGGCTCTGGACTAATATCCTTACCTTCGATAGCCGGGTCGTACTCAAATATATTTAAGCCCATAGTCAACGGATTGGAGATAAAAGACTTTTTGAGCGTCCCAGAACCGCAGCCGTAGTCCAAAATAGACTTTGCTTGATAAATACGAGCCACTTTTTCTACAAGATCTGCGTAGACATGGCCGCTGGTTCCGTATCCTACGTTTGATTCATGCAACTTCTTGTTCAGCTCTCGATAGCTTTCGC